TAGTATCAATTGCACCACCGGATTGCTCAGTCAAGTCCCATATATTGACTTCAGTATCCGCGCCCGTGTCCTCAATGGTCGCCAGCATCAGGCTGGAATACAGCGATGCCACGGACCATTTGCCGTTCCACGCTTGGCCGTCAACACTGGGGCCGAAGATTACTTGATCGACGAAATTAGCGTTGGTTTCGAGTACGCCGGTAAATGCCCGTTCTGCATCTGCGCCACCAAATCCAGTTGCAGTGCCACTATTCGCAATCGTAGCACCAGAAGCAATAGCTACAGTACTACCGGAAAGTGCAGTAAACGTATTAGCAGTAAACTGAAAGTCATCAGCACCAGCAATCTTGATATCAATCTGGTCATCCGTGTCAGCAGTTATAGTTGTATCTGCATCCGCATCCAGAATTAATTCCGTTCCTTTAAGATCAACAACAGGAGGAAATACTCTGCCAAAAGTAGCCATTATGTAATCTCCATAATTGATAAGGTAACATCAACTGCACCACTACCGTATACTCGCAAATAATCCGTAGTTTGCATAACAAGTTTTGATCCTGTTAATACATCTATACTTGAGTAAGCAGGAATAGCTCCTGTTGTAAGAAGTTCTACATCAGCATTTGTTTCAGTATCGCTAGTATCAGAAGACAATGTAACAGTAGAAGTAATAGCACCACTTGTAGTATTACCTACAATTAATCCTATTACAACTGCTGTAGTACTTCCCGGTACAGTATAAACTGTAGCAAGAGATGTTACCCCTGCTTTTGTTTTTACTTTAAATGTATTAGCCATATTAACCTTTCCTTTTTTATCCTAAAGCTATTGCTAGTTCTTCTATTGTTGAACCATTAACAGTAACGCTCCCTGTACTAGATTGAATTATTACTCCTGTATGTCCATCAACAGTAGTTGTACCGGCTTGAGAATCAATAGTTACAGCACCAGAAGTAGTTGTAAATGAAGAAGCAGCATCTCCTACACCAAGCTCACTAGCAAGAACATCTGAAACAGTAATATATGAATCAAGCTGGCTTGCATTGATATATTTAGTCGTTCCTCCATCATCTATTAAAAACTTATCTGTTGAAGCAACAGTGATACTAGTACCGTCTGTAGCACCATCTACCTGAATAGCAGCGCCACTAACTTTATCCGCTGTACTGATTGTAGATAGCTTACTGTCAGCAATTGATCCGGCAAGCATAGCATTAGTAACCGTTCCCCATGCAGCATCTGTACCGTCTGATTTCAATACAGTATTAGCAGAACCTACTGTTAGTGCAGCGGGATCGCCTGAAGCATCACCATAGATAAGCTTGCCTCGTGCTAGTCCTGCCATCTTCGCCAATGATACAGCATTATTCGCTATAGTTAACGCCCCTCCTGCACTTACTGTTGTTATATCTCCTGATAATGCTACAGGATTAAAGTTAGTCCCATCTGCAACTAGAAGATAACCAGAAGTATTCGTATTCATTGTAATATCATCACCAGTAACCGTAAGATCACCAGTAACAGTAAGATCAGTTGCAACAGTGACATTACCAGCAAAGGCTACTGTTGAATTTGCTACCGTAGCGTGAGGTGTCATTGTCAGATGCGTAACGTATGTACCGGCACTATTTAGATCATTACCGAATGTGATAACACCGCCATCCGCTACATTAATTTCCCACTCATCCCCAGCATCATCACCCTGATCTGCTTTGAGAACGATAGTTAATGGTGCACCTTCTACATTTGCAGCAATCTCTAATGCGTCATTGGTTGCTTCATCATACTTTATGGTGATATCGGAATCAGAACCTAAGATTAGCGTTTCGTTATCAATGAGCATCACATCGTCACTGAATTTAAAGTAATCTTCATCTTCCATCCACGTTAAGACGCCATCATTAGATTCTCCGTCGAAGGTAACAGCAATATCTGTACCAGCAGTACCATCACCAATGGTAATTGCAGTACCTAATAGTTTTGTTACATCACCACCTTCATTGGCAGTGCCATCATGCGAATGTCCAGTAGAAGCATTAAAGGCTAAGACTAGTTGATCAAATTCATCTTCCGAATGAGAAGCTTGAATAACCTCGCCTGTAGCAATAGCACTTTCAGATTGTCGTGTATATGTTGCGCCCATTATTCTCTCTTTCTAATGTCTGCCACCGGCAGTAAACTCTAGTTGAAATCCATTTAATACGAATGGGTATGATCCAGCATCTTCGTTCATTTTAATTGCAACAGCAAATCCGCTGCCTTCTACCGATTGTCGTGTTAGTGGATTACCACCTTCACCATAAACAGCCTGACCATAAGTACTTCTACGATTTCCATAGATAGCTGTAGCTGCTCCTTCACTAACTGTATACGCATCAGGTTGTGGAGTATCTGATGAGTCGTAGTCGTATCTTAGTAGTAATCTTGCATCTACGGAACCTTCACTTCTATAGTTTGTGATAACCCGTTGCATACTTTTTCTTATTCCTGCATCACCTATAATAAGGTCTGCTGAACGATAAATTGCTTCCATATTAGTCCCAGCAAAAGTAATTCCATTTTCTTGTTGATATATAAACCCATCATATGCACCGTGAATTACGACTTCTATTTGTGCTATGTATTCTGAATCAGTAGAACTTGGCTTTATTCCGATAATATCTGCCCATTGAAAACCTATTTGTCCTTCATTATTCTGTTTTATTGTTCCTAAAATACCATACTGATTTCTTTCAACACCCGATGTTGTCGGATAAAATAGTCTGTATTGTGATTTCTCACGAATAACAACTGAAGTAAGATTATCAAAACCTATATCATCAATACGTTCTTGTATTGGCTTACTTATTGTTCCTAATTCAACATCATCAATTCTTTCAGTACCAGCTATGGTTCTAAGTCCATCAGGAGAAAGATAAATAAGATCGCCGCCTATTTCTTGAATAGAAAATTTATCCAAACAACCAATATCTCTTGTAATAGGCTCTACTACAAAATCTGCAATACTGCTTCCTGTTAAAGAATAAATACTGTTCTTACAAAAAATAATTAATTTTTCACGAAAAACATGAAGCCCTTTTATCGTATCGTTTACTCGTATGCTTCCTGCGCCATTCGCAGGAGTAAAATCATTTTCAGCAAACGGAGCAGAAAATACAAGCTCTTCTGAAGAGGATTTAGCGAAGAACATATGATTTCTAAATGCAAAGATAGATTCAATAGATGTTGGTGCTGTTCCTGATCCAGAGCCAATAGACCCATTTAATAGCGTATACGTAGTTCCGTCATAAGATGCTGCGTAGTTTTGTCCATCAGCAATAGCCATCATATTTGTACCGCTAAAATTGTATCTGGTAAAAGTATACTCATTTGCTGAAGTTCTTGCTTCATCAATCTTAGTCCAGCCGGTAGAAATAATAGCCTTATTAAGATGCTCTGCTGCTGATGTTCCTCCTTGCGCTCTGCTAACTCCTGTAAAGGTTGTGGCAGATTTGCCCGAATATGATATTTGTTCTGAACCGATATGTAACGTACCGCTAGAAGCAAAACCACTTGTACTATTTACAGTAAACGTAGCAACTGAATCAGTATGATCATCAGTAAGAAAAGTTGAAGTAGCTTTTCCCAATACAGCCCCTCTTGCTGCTACAACATCATTTCCTAAAATAGCGGAAAGAAGGATGCCATCAGAACCTGTTTTGCCTGAAGTTCCTAAATTAGTATCATTGAACTCTTTTAGGATATACTTATTTGTACCATTTATCCTTCGATACCCGCCCCTAATAGATGGTTCAAAATTCTGTAGTTGTAATGCTGAACCGGGAGGTTGAGTAAACGGGTCTTTATTAAGAACTAGCCCTCCATCAAGCGATACAATTTGTTGTTGAATATTTTCCATTAAGCTACATCATCTATAAGAGCGGCTACGATACAGTTAACGGTAGAAGTGGAAGAGATAGCGTGAATCTCTGCCACCGTTGTATTGGGCAACTGACCAAACCAAGCAGTATTTGCTGGAACTTTAATAGCGTCTGCTGTCGATGTTGCAACAGTTCCCGCATCAAATACAAGATATACATCATTTGATCCATCTGTATTCTTGATAAACAGGAACTTAACTTTATCCGCTGTATGCACTGCTGTTGGTGCAGTATCATCATCTACAGCAGTATAGTCCGTAAAATAACCGGCGATTAAATCCGTACTAGCATTAGATACAGAGGTAAACTTGTAGTACCATTTGTCATTTGCATCTGCTGGAGCTAACGTCATAGTTCCTGCAATAGTTTTAGCTATCTCATCAGGTAAAACAGTAGCTGATAATGTTACAGTTGCGTCATCTGCCATTTATTCGTTATCCTGTAAATGTCTCTGATACTGTTACAACTATGTTGAGCGAACTTGCTGTTCCAGCAGTAGCTACAAGAGTATCAGATGCTTTAAGAGCAATAGGTCTTGAATTAAGAAGGTCTACGATTGCATCCGCTGCTATACTTTTAGTGGTTACAATAGGTATGTCGCTAGAAGAAATTACAGCCTTAAGAGTAAGATCAACAGCAGAAGTATGTAAGTTATTAACATTGAATGTTTTTAACTCTGCTTCAAATCCAGTAGGACATGTGTATACTGTAGCTGAAGAACCAAGAAGTTGTCCTACTGTTCTTAATCGGGATACTGACATACTAGAAGTACTTAGGATGCCGTGTATTAGATTGAGAACCAGCATTAACTGCTGTAGAGCGCATAAGGTCTGGCTTATTAATCAGATCAACACGCATTCGCTCAATCCTTTTTTCAAACTCAGAGTGTTTTAAAGTCGCTGCTTGCAGGTCTGCACGAAGCTGGTGCACGTAGTATTCGCACCGTGCTACGACAACATCGTGATATCGTGCAGGTAATACAGGTTCATCAGTAGACCCAGAAAGGTCTGTATGGGTCTGCCAGTATTCGTAATGCACAGTATACTCCGCATCAGGAACAGGAGTAAGCCCTATCTTATCATCCTGAGTTAGATAGTGATATTCAGGTTTAGCCCTGTTATCTGTAGTAGTAGGATCAAGATCACGCTCCCGAAACTGTTGAGTAAATTGAACATACGGAACATACGGGATAATCTTCACATCTGTACCAGATTCAATTAAATATACGGTATCTACATCTACTGATTTAAAACCGGATTCCAGAGCATACTCTGCTGTTCCTGCAACAGTAGTAATTGTTCCATCTGTATGAAGGAACGGCCATTCCAGTTCAGCAGTGTAGATATCATTGATACTGCGGTTCACGAAGTCCTTAACCGCAGTTTGGATACCCTTGCTATTACTGAAGTTAGCAGCAGTCAATTCTACTTCATTATGAGAACGAAGCACAGCATTGCATAATTGTAAATAATTCATCTTAGGAAGCCGTTCCTTTTAGTTTTTCCTTTAGTTCCATAAATTCTGATACTCTACCTATGTTCAAGATACATGCTTTTTCGCTTTCAAAGTGATGATACACAATAGACCATGTACCTGTGTCGGAATTAATATACAAAAAGGTAATACCTTTATTCTCATTCGGAAAATCCGATAGACCGAACCATGCTTTGCTTTCTCCGAAATTTTTTAGTATCTTTTCGACTTGTTCAAAAGAATAGCACATTTGTTGAGCATAAGCAGTCCCCACGAACCAGAAGGTTAAAAGGAAGAGAACTGCCAGTAATCTTTTCATGCTCAAAAGTCTCCTTATGAAATCTTAATGGTCCTTTGATTCTTATAAAGCTCTCGTATAAGACGGATATTCAAGATACCGTTCTTAAACTGAGCATCCTTTACTTCAACATTAGGAGCCAGATTGAAAATCCTAGTAAACTGACGCCGTGCCAATCCATTGTATACAAGCTCCTTACTATCCTTTTGCGCATTATCTTGTTTTCCGATAATCGTCAACTTGTTATCTTCTTCAAAAATCTCTACGGTTTCTTTTGAGAATCCTGCTAGAGCTAGCTCTATCGTAAACTCGTTGTCACCTTCTTTTACAATATTATACGGAGGATACGTTGTTTTTGTTTCTGGAATCCAGAAGTCATCGAAACCTACCGACATTTGTCTGAACATATCTAGTGCTGTATTCATAGTTAATCTCCTTTTCAGCGAGTTTTAATAATCCCATGATTGGCGATTATTTATTTTTCCTTACCAAATACTGATCCGGTAAGTAATGCTCCAAAGGCTAAGTGGAATAATCCGCCGCCCATAAGAGTAAAAGGGGTGTGTTGCCCTGTCATTTTTTTCATTAATTCTAATTGTACTAATGGGTCTTCAATTGTTGTTATATATGTTACGAAGGAAGCAAGGTCGGGTCTATTTAGTCCATACCACACAGGTACAACTACAAAATCATAGATGCAGATTATTAAATAAACTATGAGTGCAGTCCATCTCCATGCCATTCATTAAGATCGAACCTTCCTTACTCCACCGCCACGAGCATACTTCTTAACGTAGCCGCCTTTGGCTTTTTTAGATTTAGTAGGTTTACTGCTAGGTTTAGTTCCTTGTGTAATTCCTCCTGTAAGAAGTCTTCCAACTAAAGTATCTAAATCTTTCAACCATTGAGGAGCATCTTTTTTTCCTCCTATTAATTTTTCACCTCTCATAGAACTTTCATAAATAAGAGGCTCTACTTTTGGAGTAGCCTCACTTTTATTACTTTTAGGTTTATTTTTTTCTACGTAAGCGGAAAGACCTTTTACTCGATCCATTTCAGACTTTTTATTTTTTTTCTTTAACTTCGTACTCGGCGCATATGCTTTTACAGTATTATGTGTTCCTTCTCCCTTTTTTGGATCAGGAACCCTGCCCATATATACATATCCTTCTCTATCTAAAGGTTTTTCACTATATATCCAGCCCCTACGTGTTTTATTCTCTAATGGTTCCATTACTCTTCCCTTTTCTGACAATCGCATACTTCATGTGTACATGTTTCACAGATGCATTCATCTTGACAATCTTCACATTCACATTTCTTACAGGTCATTTTACTTTACTTACAGAAGCTGTGCTTTTGACAGCTAATAGTCCAAAGACGCTTTAGCTATTCTTTGATTTTTCTAAACAGTTTCATTATAAACTCCGTTTAATTAGGTTAAGG